GTGGGATACGTCACCTTCTGGCCGGCGGAGTAGGCGGAACGGTAGCGAGACGACAAGCCAGTGCCGCCGCCGTCGATCATGTCGGGGCGCAGAGTGAGAGATTCGTTGCCGTTCCGGTGCATCGCCGTGGAGACGTGGCTGTCTTCGCGCTGCAGGTCGAGGCCGATCCACGGTGCCAGGAACGCCTGGCCGGACAGAAGGTGCCCTACGGCGCCGATCGGGTTGGCCGGCGGATGGCTGTGGCGGTAGGCGTGCCACCAGACGTGGGTGGCGTTGGTGTGCGTCCCGAAGTCAGGCTCGGTGTCCTCGGCGTACTTCCAGAAGGCGCGGGCCGCGCGGTTGGCACTGCCTGCCCAGTTGCCGATCTCGGACCACCCCACTCCCGTCGCCAGGTCGGCAGGGGAGGTGAAGGAGCGGAAGGAGCCGCCCACGATCAGGTCGCCGGCCTGCACGCCGGTCACGGCGTGCGTGGGAGAGTTGATGCTGAACCCGTTGGTGATGAAGCTGAGCGTGGGGCCGTTCGCCCGGGCGATGGCCTCGTTCGCCAGCAGCCTGTTTCCTGCGCGGGTCGCGCTGCTCGGAGCGCCGGCCGCGACGCCCAGGAAGGCGATCTCGATATTCGGCTCCCCGCCGGCGGGGAAGATGGAGAAGTGCCCCGTGCTGTCCACCACGGCGGCGGCGCTGCTGACCGATCCGCCGTTGCGGCTGCCGTAGATGGTGTCTCCGTCGCACCACATCTCGACCACGGCCCACTCGCTCGTGACCGGGCCGACGAGGGTGGACGTGCCGTCGGAGTCGGCCAGCCAGTTCCCGAGGAAGCCGTTGAGCCGCATGGCGAAGGAATCGCCGTCCCACCAGGTGGTGGGATTGGAATGGAAGGCGAACGGAGGTTCGTTCCACCCGCCGGGCGGAGTCGGGACACGCAGCGCCGCGATCATGTAGCGCGCGCCAGAGGCCGACAGCGCGGCACGAACCCGGTTCGTGGTTTCCACGAACGACATGCGGTGGTTGATTACCGGAGGCAGGAGGCCGGTCAGCGTCGGCCCGACGTAGCCGTAGGAGTCGAGCCCGAGGGCGAACGTCGACGGGTCGCCGGGCGGCTCGATGAAGAACTTCGCCCCGTCGTCATGGCCTCCCATGCCCGCCCAGCGGTACTCGGACGCCACGCGGTGGGCGAGCGCCCAGAGGTAGTCGCGCCGCTCGTTGGACATGCCCTCGGGCACGTAGAAGCCCGGGATCGCAGCCGGGTCCATGTGGTAGAGGCAGACGAACGTCAGGCAGGCCAGACCGTAGCTGATGTGCGGGACCGGGTGGATGCGCGGCGACGGGTCGGTCTCATCGAACAGGTCGGTCCATGCCGAAAATCCGGGGACGCCCGGACCGTTGTGGAAGTCGTCGTAGAGTTGCGCCCACATCCGGTGGGCCGGGACGATCCAGATGCGGTAATCGGAGGGCAGGTCGCTGCGCGTCGCGCGAAGCCGGGCGGCCGTCTCCTCCGAGATGTAGCGGAAAGCCTTCTCGTACTCGACCATGGCCGTCGGGAAGTCGACTCCCCAACTCGCCACCCCGTTCTCCCACGAGTTGATGCTGTGAAGCAGCACCTCGGCCCCGGCGCCGCCTGCGCCGTCGTCCAGCGCGAGGTTGGCGAACAGCATCAGGTTGGACACGGTGTCTTCCAGCCCATCGGGGGTGTTGGAGAGCACGCCAGGGCCAGCTTCGGTAATGAGGAGAACGTCGAAATCGGCGATGTCCCGCCGCTCGTCCGTGTCGCCGTCGCTCTCATACTCCCAGCGCCACGCGAGCGAGGCGCCCGGGATGGTCGACTTGCCGTGGTGGTCGAACTCGACACCGAACACCGAGTCGCAGATCGCCGGGAAGGTCGGAGGCCAGCCCCCGTTGCCCCACATCGCGTCCGTCAGGCTGTGGCCGGAGAAGACCACGCGCTGCGTTTCGCCGTTCGAGGGACGACGACGCGCGCCGGCGTTCAGCCGCCTGCGGCGAATCAGGGAGGCGGGGAGCGTGAGGCGCATCAGTTGCCCCAGGCTACGAGCCGCACGGTGACCGAGGTGCCGCTGCCGCCGACCGCGCGAGCACGGACGTACTGGGCGCCGGAGGTGATGTCGCGGAAGCCGGCCGCGGTGAGAGAGATCTCCGCCCCTGTCCGGTCGGTGAGCGTGACCCAGTTCGTCCCGTCGTTGCTGACTTCGAGCACCACGGTCGCCCCGCCGAAGGAGCCGGTGACCTGCACGCTGGCGACGCCGAGCCCGACCGGGCTGACGACCGCCTCGCCGGCCGCGGACGCGGCGAGAGCCCACGTCTGGGAGTGGAGGGCGTAGTTGATCTGGGTGAACGGCATACGGAGTCCTCCTGCTCGCGCGAATCCTATCACGCGATGTGTGATTCGTCAATCGTGAATCGCAGTGGCCCGTGCCGGGGCGTCGTTATTCCAGCATCTCGGGAGTGACGACCGTGCTGCTCACGATGCCGTGTTCGCTGTGGTAGGTGTAGGAGGTCGCCTGTCGCTCGGAGAGCCAGCCACCGCGCGCCGCGTAGGCGTCCTTGGCAGCGAGCGTCGGATGCTGCACGACCTTGATGCCGGGGAACTCCTTGACGTGCTCGTGGTGCAGGTGGCCCATGTGGGCGTACCGCTTGGTCGTGGCGCCCCACATCTCGGAGAACTGCGCCGCCAGCAGCAGCGGCAGCCCCTCCATCTTCTTCAGGTGGCCGTGGTGCCAGGCGAGCATGGTCCGGCCATGCTGGACGGCGTAATAGGGCCGCGGGCTGTCGATCACCGTGACGCGCGGCTCGGTCTCGTAGATCGCGGAGAACATGGCACGCAGCCACACCGACGACGCCGTGTCATGGTTGCCTTCGGCCAGCAGCACCGTCACCTCGTCATGGTGCAGCAGCGCGCGGGAGATCATGTGGCGCAGGATGCGCAGCGCCGCGGCGACGATCTTCGGGAAGCGGGAGTCCGCGTCGAGGACGTGGCCGCTCGCCGGCGTCACGGGGGTCATGCTGTCGCTGTGCAGCAGGTCGCCCAAGTTGGCGATGACGCAGCGCCGCGCGTTCGGCGAGCGCAGGACCATCTCGTCGAAGGCCCGGGTCAGCGTGGCCTCGGCGATGCCCAGATCCCAGTCGGCGCCGGACTCCTTGCCCCAGGCCAGCATCCCGATATGGGCGTCGGTGATGGTGTAGCAGTTCAGCAGGCGCTCGATCGTTCGGTACGGCGGCAAAACCGGCTCAATCCGAGGCAGGGTCTCCGCCAGTGCCTCCGCGGCAGCGCGCATCGCCAGGGCGACCTGCTGGTCGTCGAGGCGCGACTTCACCCACTGCAACTTCGGCTTGCCGTCCTCGTCGTAGAGGGTCGAGGTGCCGCGGACGACGAAGGGCTCCGGCACGACCTTCGTCATGTCGTGCTCGGGCGACCAGCCGCGCATCGCGCCGCGCTTGGCGAGGTTGCGCAGGTTGGCCTGAAGCGTGCTGCGGGCGACGCCCAGGGCCGCCGCAGCCGCCTGCAGGCTGCCGTGCTCGGCGATGGCGTCGAGGATGCGCACGTCGTTGGCGGTCGCGAACGGCCGCAGGGCCTCGGCGTGCTCGACAACCTCGGAGGGCGTCATTCGCCGCGACCGAACTTGAGATAGGCGCCGATTGCGCCGGCCACGAACAGCACGAACGGCCACGAGGACTTCACCCAATCGAACAGCCCCGCCGCGCCGGCCATGCGGTTCTTCCACGCCACCAGGTCGCCGATGACCGCCTCGGCCTTGGCGAGGTCGATCCGCATCAGGTCAAGCTCGGCGGTGTTGCGGCTGGCTTCGAGGTGGATGACGCGGCGGTCGATGTCGTGCAGCCGCTCGGAGATCTGATCGAGGGCGCGCGTCATCGCGCTCAGGGGCTCGACGATCAACTGGATGCGCTGACCCACGGCCTCGGCGATGAGCCGCGCCTGTTCGTCCGTCATGCTGCTCACTGGTCACTCTCCTGGCAGGCGGCGGTGACGCCTTCGAGCAGTCCGAGCCGCGAAATACGAACCTCCCGCCCTAGCAGCACGAGGCGGTAGCGTTCCGCAGAATCGACTGCACCGAGCAGCGCATCATCGGAGTCGGGATAGTGGGGCTGCGGCGGCAGGTCCGACGGAACGCAGGGGGTCGCCACCGGCACCAGAACCTCACGGGTCGGCGCGCAGTTGGCGAGCAACAGGATGGCGAGCACCACCAGAAGCGGGAGGCGCGTCATCGCAGCGCCTCAAGGAAGCGCCGGTCGATGTCCTCGAACCGCTCGGCCGCGGTGTCGCCGCGCGGCGCGTCACGCAGCGCCTCGGCGACCCGGGGACGGGGCATCGGCGCGGCCTCGATCGCCCGTCGCACCGCGTCCTGTCGCCGCTCGGAGTCGGCCTGCAGCGCACGGACGGCAGCGTTGTGCCGGTCGACCGTGACCTGAAGCTCTGTCTCCGCGGCGACGAGCGCCCCGCGGAGGGAGTGGTTCTGCCAGAACAGCAGCCCGATCGTCGCGAGCAGGATCCCCGCGCCGAGGGCGCGGAGCGTGGTGACAGCCGGCAGCATCAGCCTTCGGCCCGCTTGGTGCGGAGCGCGCGGAGCGCCGAGTAGAGCAGGATCATCGCAGCGGCGACGCCGAGGCCCGATGCCGCCATCTGGATCGTGTCGCCGATCACGGGGGTCTTGGCGAGCGGCCCGAGTTCGGCTGCAGTCTGGCGCAGAAGCTCCGCGACGCCGGCCGCGCCGGCTGCGGCGATGCCCACGCCCTCGACCGTGGACGACGCCTTGATGTCCTTGGCCTCGGCCTTCTCGCTTCCGACCGCGCTGGGGGTGGGCAGGTCCACGCCACCGACGAGCATGGCGCAGGCGTAGTCGATGACGCCGTGGTCGCCCTTCTGCACGCCGTCGTGCTTGCCCATGACCCGACTGGTCCACCCGCGGCCGAACGTGCCCCACGTCTTCAGGGAACGCAGGAACGACATGCGGGCGTTGCAGTATTCGACGATCAGGTCGTAGGTGTCGCCGGTGTCGCCGCGAAGCTCGCGCAGCTTGGCGAGGGTGATCTCGCCCACCACGCCGTCCTGCTTGACGCCGATGATGCGCTGCAGCGTCTTGACCGCGCGGGATACGCCGGAGTTCACAGCGAAGTCGGCGACGGCGTAGTTGATGCCGGCCGGCAGTTGCTCGTAGCGCACCCGGTCAAGGTACTGGGTGCCGTAGATCGCGCGGACTTCGCTCTGCGTGATCTTCCACACGTCGACGGAGGGTCGGCCGCGGGCCGAGAGCCATGCGTCGTAGGTCCGCTGCGTGATGCCGTAGGCGGTGCGCCCGCCCGGGTCTTTCGGGTGATCCACCTTGCCGCCCTCGTGGGCGAGGATCAGCGTCAGCGCGGTCGCTCGATCTGATTTCACGGTTGACATCCTCGCGAATCACGTTTCACGATAAACAATAGCACGAAATGAGTGATTCCACAAGCCCGTCGTGTCACCCTGCGGTTGAGCCGGAGCCGCCGCAGGGTGGGTCAGAGCGTCAGGAGAGCCCGCTGATGGCGATCTCGTGGCCCTGCAGCGACAGGACGGATGCTCGCACCGCGCGCACGCGGACGCGGACAGTCCCCTGGCCGGCGAACGGCGTCAGGTCGAGGGCGTAGCTGGTCCCCGTGATGGCGTGATAGGAGGCGAGGATGGTGCTGCCCGACGCCCCGGCGAGCACGTCGACGCGGGTCGTCTGGCCGGACTCCGGGTCCACGCTACCCGCGGTCCAGTGGAGCGCCTGCGTCGACTCGGCGGTGCGGTTCCGGTTCGCCCATGTCACGGTGACGGAAGACAGCGCGCTCCCGTCGACCGTTCCGAATCCGACGCCGTTGACCTGCACGTTAGCCGGCCGCAGAGGACGATAGGCCCGGTTTCCGAGGGTAACGTTGATCTCGGGGGCGCTCGCGAGGGGAAGCGCGTTCCCGCGAGTCCTGGTCAGCAGCCAATAGGAAACGTCCTCACCGTCGGCGCGCACCTCGGCGTCCGCTGCTTCGTCGCCGGCGGCCATGACGAACACTCTCGTGCCCGACGCCCACGCGCGCGGCACCGTGTCGAGCAGGCCGCGGCGCAGGGTGAACGTGTCGCCGTCGACAGTGTGGACCGTAGCGATCTCGCTGTTCCCGTCGCTGCCGCCGGAGAATAGCAGGAAGTCGCCGCGGCGGGGGCGCGGGCCACGCAGGCCGGGGAAGCTGGTGATCGTCGTGGTGCTCTGCGCAGGGATGGCCGCGTTCGTCACCCACGACGCAACGAGCGAGCGCGTGCCGACGTTCTCCTGCGAGACGGTGCCGTTGGCGTCGGAGACGTAGGTCACGAGGTCGTAGGCCACGTCATCCGAACTGTCGGCCGCCACGAGCAGCAGGCTCATGGTTTCAGGGGCCTGCAACTGGCCAGGGTGATTCAGCCCCCACTCGCTCGCGGCGAGGAAGGCAGGCGCGGTGCCGACGTAATAGTTCGTCAGCGGCGCAGGCGCGCCGGCGCTTCCGCTCCATCCCGTGTCGCTCGTGTCCACATACTCCGCGCGATCGACGCCGAATATGTCCTCGGTGAGTTGCAGCGTGACCGTATCCGAGTCCTTGGTGAAGTTGACCACCCGCATGACCAGATTCTCGATTCCGTACTCCGGCCAGGAGAGGCGGAACACCGTGTTGGTCTGGGTCGCCCAGAATTGGCGCGACACCACTGCCTCACAGGACGCGAGCGGGGCGACGGCCATGGCGAGGTCGCGCTCGGCGACCCTCTGCGCCAGGGCGCGGTCGGTAATCATGTAGTAGTTCTTTGAGGTGGGGACAGGCTGCCCCTGTGCGGCGAACGCGGCGAGATCCTGCGCGGTCACCGTCTCGGGCTGGCCGGTCTCCGCGCTGGTGTATTCCACCACCACCTCGTTGACGATCTCCCCCCACGCCTTGCGCTTGAAGTTCGTCAGCCTGGCGTTCGAGGAGTCGATGACAGGCAGGAACTCGGGATCGTAGTCGCCCCGCAGCAGCTTGATCGAGTGGCGCCCGGTCTGCGGGTCGACGAACACGGCCGCGTTGATGTGCGTCAGAATCTCGCCGATGAAGTTCTCCACCGACCCCTGGCGGTTCCACTCCACGCTGAGCCCGAACCCCTCGCTGTAGAGCACGGTCGCGGCATAGATGTAGGCGTCCTCGTCCATCAGCGCCGTCGGCTCACCGAGGCCGAAGTCGTTGTTGGTGTAGCATTCGAAGATCATGTGGGCGGGATTGCTGGCGTACTGCTCGTTGCCCTTCGAGTCGTCCTGGATGCGGATCAGCGCCCGCTCCGGGTCGAGGCCGATCGAGGCGCGCCGGACGCGCGGCCGGATGTCGCGCAGGTACGGGTTGTTCGCCGACCAGTAGAAGCCCGCCATGTTGCCGGTGCTGGCCCGGTTGTCCCGCGTCGCGGCCCGTTTGCCGGCGTAGGTGGCGTCCTCGCCCGGATCGGTGTCGGGGACGCTCACGCTGTCCGCCGTCCCCGTGAAGAACAGCGACGCGAAGCCGCGGAAGCCCGGGCAGGTGCTTGCAGTCAGCCCGAGACGAGACCACAGGGCGGCGGGGAGGCGCTGGGTGTCGGCCCCCGGCAGCCACCACATCATCCCCTTGACCCCGCCCTCGCGCTTCTCGCCGCCGAACAGATCGACGTTCACGATCCCGTGGACGGCACGGGCGACGGCCGACCCCCTCCACATTTCCTTGCCGCCCACCTTGACCGCAACCAGTTCCAGCCCGGGCGTGTAGGAGCAGAGGCCGGCGTGGATGGACATGGAGTGCTCGTAGATCTTGATCTTGCCGCCCGACTTGCTACCCACGGTGGGACTCCCTCTCGCGCTTGGATTCGATTGCCCTGTCGAGGGCGGCGTCGTAGCCTATGCCCCGGAGCCGGGACGCCCGGATGCCGTTGAGAGCGGCGTCCGCCAAGTCGAGCCCTGCCTCGGCGAAGACCCGGCGGATGGCGTCGGAGCAGTAGAGGACGCGCAGGTCGCCCATGCGCAGAAGCGGGTCTTCGTCTTCGGTGCTCATGCCTTGACCTTCCGACCCTTGGTCTCGTTCTGCCCGAACCAGAGCACGTTGATGGTGACTTCCTTCTCGCCGAAGACCACCGGGATCGGGCGCCCGGCCTCGGCGGTCGGGGCCTCCATGGACTGCACCTGCTCAGGCTTCGGTCCCTTGACCTTGGGGCCGAGCAGGTAGGCGGCCGCCGACAGGGTGACGCTGATGGCAAGCTGGATCAGGAGCGGGACTATCTGGAACGCCATGGGTTCGCCTCAATAGAACTGGTTTTCGTCGGACAGGGGGTTCGACTGCGGGATGTACGGCTGCCCGCCGAAGTTGAGGATGTTGGAGTGCTGCGCGCATCCGGTCATGGCGCGGTTGCAGCTACGCACAACGTCTACATCCGTGCCGCTCGGGGCGCCTCGCACGCCGCCGCGCAGTTGCAGGACGGTGCCGCTCGAAAGCACGTTGACGATTGTGCGGATTTCGCGAAGGCCGCTGGTGGGGTTGTTCCATTCCGCCAGCCCCCCGATGAACCGCGACGCGGGAGACGGCAGCGCGCTCGACAGGGTGATGCGAGTCGAGGTAGAGGACGAGACGGATCGCGCCACGGTTGCGGCCGCCTTCGACGCCTTGCAGTGCGGGCCGAACAGGACGAACGGGCACCCGATCTGGTAGTGGCGGCGAAGGCCCGGGCGAGCGAGCGCCGACGAGATGGACTGTGACGAGAGGTCCAGTTCGTCTCCGCGCAGCGTCGCGCCCGCGATGCGCCCCATCCACGCGACCGTGAAACTCGACGGCGCCAGGTCCGCGTGGCCCTCGAAGATGGTCAGGTTGACGATCTGCGACGGCGGGTAGCGCAACCAGATGTCGTCCAGGGGCGTTCCGCGCCCCATGGAGACGGTGATGTCGTTCTTGTCGAGCGTGCCCGACTGCGTGATGGGCGTGTGTTTGATCGGCCACGGCTGGTAGGTGAGGCCGCTGCGCGTGATCGGGGTCTCGCCGTTGGTGAATCCGTAGGGGCCAACCGCAGGGTCGCCCGCGCCGAGGATGCGGAACAGGGAGACAGGCGCGCCCTGGTGGCGGCTCCCTTCGTATGCGGAGAACGTGGGCACGGATCAGACTCCCGCGTAGGTGGTGAAGAAGGCGTCCAGCGCCTCCGGGCCGACGCCCTCGGCCGCGCCCAGCAGATTCACGAGCGGGTCGGTCCGCATGACGGTGCCCATGCGCGCCCAGGTGATGCGGGCGGCGACCTGCTGGGGCGCCGGGATGCCCACGATCGCCGCCTCCACGGCGGCAGGCAGCGCGCCGGTGGCCGCAGCCGCTATGCCCTCCTCGGGCGTGATGAAGCCCTCCGTCACCAACCCGATGAACAACTGACGAGGGGTGAGGAACATGGTCTGCCGACGGATGGCGACGAGACTGGGATCGGTGTCGAGGTTGAAAGTCGTCACAGGGACACGCTCACAGTTGCGGTTGCGGGGCGCCACGGAAACGGCGGGCGCAGTTCTACGCGGAAGTCGCCCGGCGCGCTGCGCACGAGGGTCAGGCCGGTGTCATCGGTCACGCCGATCTCGATGCCGTCGACCAGGACGTGGGTGCCGGGCGGCACGTCGGCTATCGTCCACGGTTCTCCGGCGGCGACCTCATGTTGGGGGGACAGCCCCATGACCGGACGCGCCGCCGGATCGCTGCCGTCGATCCACCACTCGTCGGGCTCGTAGGCGCCCGGGAGCCATGCGAGTCCGTCGGCCTCGTGCGCGTCGAACAGCGACTCCCATGCGTCCGAGCTATCCGTGGGGATGCTCACGGACATCGCGTGCGAGATCTCGCCGGTGGCGGGGTGATAGAACGTGAATGGCGTCATTTCTTGAACTCGAACGTTGACATGGGTCCGACGGGCGTGTTGAGGCCGCCGCCGCTGCTGCTCTGGGCAACCCGGATGCGGCGCCGAATCTGATAGACGCCTCCCTGCGACGTGAAGACGCCTGTAGTGGTCTGTGCGCGGGCGAGGTAGTTGCTGGTCGTCCCGTTGGGGTTCAAGCTGGATGACCCCGTGTCGGTCTCGGAGTAGAGCGTGGTCCAATCCCCAGACGTGCCCTGCCGATACTCGATCGAGGCGAATGCGTTGACCGATTCGTAGGGTCCGTTCGTGCTCTGGACCGAACTCGACGGAGCGAACACCTGCACCTGACCTCCGTCCGTCTGGATGGTCATGGTGCCGATGCTGGCGGAGGTGTGGATGTTGGACACCGCCGCGGCTCCGATCTTGATCGTGTTCACCGCAAGGTTCTCGATCATCGCCCGGCTGATCCACGCCTCGACCGCCTGCAGGGACGCGAAGTTGACCTCGCGCGCGGTGATCGAGTTCGCCGTCATGTTCGACGAATGGATGCTGTCCGGCGTGATGTGCGTGTTGCCGGCCATCTGCTCGCGGGCGAGGATGCTGCCGACCCGGATGGGCGACGCCGTGGTCTCGGAGAGGTTGAAGCTGAAGCCGATCTGGCATTCCACAGCGTCGGACGGGACATTCAGCACATGCGAGGAGTTCCGCGTACCGCCGGCCGTGAAGTGGTCGGTGCGGAACAGTTCTGTGGTGGTGGCGCCAGACGAGGTGATCCATCTGACGCGCCCGTGCATCCGGTATTCGCCAGCCGCGGAGGAGCGCGACTGATATTCCACGAACAGGGTCGACCCGCCGTTGACCGTGAAGCGCGGGCTCCATGCGATGGTGCTGGTGCCGGAGCTTCCCGACGGGTGGCTGAAGCGCAGCGACGCGCGCCCCCGCATCTGGTTCTCCGGGGTGAACGTGTCCCAGCCGGCGGGCATGGTCCACGACGCCGACGTTGGGTTCTCGGCGTCGGGCACCTTGTTGCTCAGGTCCGAGACCACCAGGTCGCGCCCGATGAGCACGCGCCCGTCGAGCACGATGTTGTCGTAGCCGACCTTGAACTGCGACACCGCGGGTCCGGTGGGATTGCTGGCGACGACCGCCTCGACCACGCCCGCGGCCTCGCCGGCCTTCTGCCGCAGCGCCCACATGGAGCCGAGCTTGCCGTCGATCGTCGCTACCGCCGAGGCGGTTATGGCCGTGCTGGCCTCGTGCAACCCGATGCGGGCGGTGAGCGTGTCGCTGAGCGTGGCAACGGCCTCGTTGGCGTTCGAGGCAGCCGTGGCCGCCTCCTCGATCTTCGCGCGAGACACCTTGTCGATTCGGAGGAGCTTGAGGGTAGTCCAGTAGCCCCCGTTGGCCGATCCGCCAGCCGGGCGACGGAGGATCAGGGTGCCGGTCGCAGTGCCGGCGGGCGCCACGAAGTCCTCGAAGACCGGGGACTGCCACGCAGCGGTGGTGATGTTGATGGTGCGGGCCCGGATGGAGCCGATCTGCGCGCCGGTGGCGTCGCGCCAGGTCATGCGCGCCTGCACGTCGAAGTTGATGCTGTTGCCGCGCCCCGCCGCCGAGAAGCTGACGGCGAACATCTCGCCGGGCTCCGCGCCGAATGTGCGGACGACGGTCTCGTGCGACGCCTGGTCGTTCGCCAACTCCACGACGAACGGGGTGGGTGCGCCGGCGAGCGCGGCGCCTCCACCTTCGCCGCGAGCGACGACAGCGAAGCCGGACGGCCATGTGTGATAGTAGGAGGGCTTGACTCCCCACGCGAGAGGGCCGCCGTCGAGATCGACGCTGGGGTTGCGGACGAGGTTCGCCCCGTCGTAGGCAGCCTCGATCGTGTTCAGGCGCCCGGCCAGCGCCTCCGTGGCGCCCGTCAGCCCGTAGACCGTGCTGTTGGTCGTCGCCAGGTTGCCGCCGAACGTAACCGCGAGCCCGTTGACCGCGGTGGCGATGGCCCCGGTGGTGCTCGTGAGTTCGGCGTTGTAGTCGACGATCTTGGCGTCCGTGCGGTCCCCGGCGAGGTGGGCGTCGATCTCGGGCTCGGAGGCGGGCCGAATGTCCAGCAACTCGATGCGCGTGGTGACGGCGCCGGTGTTCGCCGCCTGGGCGGCGATAAGCGACACGCGAACCGCGTCGAACGAGCCGGTCGGCCGTTGGAAGACGACCTCCTTCGCGAAAATGCGCTGGGGGTTGGTCTCCATGCCCCACTGTGCGCCAAGCTCACCCAGCGCGTTGTTCTGCCCGAAGGCGTGGCCGCGCACCCAGTTCTCGGTGCCGGTCTGCCGCCACTCGGCCCGCAGCCGGGAGCCGGCGTCGACGAGGGAACCGGACAGCACGCGCATCCGCACGGCGACGACCACGTATTCGTGCAGCGGGTCCGCGCCGAGCAACTGCCCCTCGATGTTGGAGGCAGCCCGCAGCGCCGAAGATGCCGAGCCGCTTGGCACGGTGAGCAGGACGCTCCTGCCCCGGTAGCCGTCCATCGACATGGTGAGCAGCGAGGGGCTGACGACGGTCCAGTTCTCCGGCATGCCGCCGGTGGTCCAGTCGATGAACGAGGGGTTGGCGCACCAGCCGCGGACGAGACCGGCAGACGCGATGCCGCGCAACTCGGCGAGGTCTCCCGTTTCCAGTCCGGCCAGTTGCTCCACGATGGCCTGCTGCGCCTCAAGATACTCGTCGCCGAGACCGAGGATCATGTTGCGCGCCTCGGTGGCGGCGACCATGGCGTCCTCTGCCTGCGCCAGCGCCTCCTGCTGCGCGGCCACCGCTTCAGCCAGGGTGGCCTCGATCTCGGCGAGAAGCGCCTCTGCGTCGGATGCCCACGGGCTGCCCGACACCAGGTCGCCGCTGTTCGCTGCGCTCAGGAGCGCGTTGAGCTTCGCCCGGACGCTGCCGCCCGACTCGCCGTTGGTGATGGGGGCTATGCCAGCAAAAGGGGGCATGTCAGTCGTTCCATACTGAAGTGTCGATCCACTCGCCGCCGTCGTCCCAGTAGCCCGTGGCGAGGATCCAGTTGGACAGAAGGACTTCCACGGGGACGTTGGCGAGAGTGGTGAAGGAGAGGGAGATGTCGGCCACCGAGTCGGTGCGCCAGTCGACCGTCAGCGCGTCCTGTGCGAATCGCGCCAGGAACATCCACGAGACGGTACGCACGGCAGACTGCTCCACCTCGACCGGCTGGCGACACGTCACGACGCTGTTACCGCCGGAGGCGACGATCGAGGTGATTTCGCGCGGGGCCAGTTGCCCAGCGGAGGTCTGAATCAGCACGGCCCGGTGCGCGGCGTCGCTCCCGAAGGTGGTCGCCAGGTCGGTCCCGGCGAAGGTCATGCTCGACCCGGAGATGGCGATGGGGCGCGGGATGTCCTCGGACCATGTGGGGACGTAGATCTCGCCCGCGCGCCCGCGGCACCGCAGGAAGATGTCGAGCAGCGCCAGCGCCTCCGACCGATCGCGAGAGAAGTAGGAGGCCGTCACCGTCCGCGAGATGATCGGAACAGGGGCGAACGTCCGCGAGACGCCGCGGTTGTAGTCGACCTTGCGGTAGGGGAGCGAGAACTCGATCTGCGGCGCGCTGGCGTAGTTGGGCTTGCGCAGCAGGACGTAGCGGCCTTCCAGCAGGCCCGCGCCGCCGGCGATCTGGGGCAGGGGGTCGCCTTCCTCGAAGGGCAGGGGCGAGGGAGAACGCTGTGCCGTTCCGGGCGCCTGCTGCACCTCGATCTGCGTCTCGGCGATCCCGGCGGTGTGCATGGTGAGGGTCGTGCGAGGGACGAGCGTGCCCCGCAGCACCGGGAGCAGGAGGGACTGCGGGGCCACGTCGGCGGGCGCCCCCGCGCCCGCGAGGATGACGTTGTTGCCGGATACCGAGTCCACGA